ATGAATAAGAATAAAAAAGCCTTTTATTTATTAGGGGCTCTGATAATAGTTTTATTAGCTTCGACTATTATATTCAATCGAATGTATATGAATTATAAAGATAAATACAAAAAGTTATATAACGAAACTTTATCTCAAACCATTATTGATAATGGTTTAAATATAGAATACACAGGTACAGATCAGATCATGAAGTCATTATTTGAGAACACAACAAAAGATTGTGGCTCATCTATTGCGCCTTCTTACGAATGTTCAGGTTTAGTTATTCATGGGTTGAGACTTCAAGAACAAGACTCCCCATGGTCACACAGAGAAATAGATGAAAATAAGAGTGTAGCATTCTCATATTTAAGAAATGATCATAGATTTGAATCATCAGCTGATTATGCTTCAGGTATAATTCTTTACCCATTACAAAATATTCCTACAGAAAAAAACAAATATACAGTTCTATGTGCGTACCCTATAGATGGTTCTACTGATGCTAAAAAATCACACAACTTGGGATGTGGTAATTTAGTTGATGAAACTTTAAATGATTATTATTCTGATGAATTATTAAAAAAGATCAAAAAGTTAGGAATTGAAAAAAACTCAGGTAATTGTCTTGATTATGGACTAGATACAGCTAAAAAATGGTTTAATTTTCATACTAAAAATAATTACTTCCAAGATGATTCTATTATCACCAATATGTATACCTGCTCATATCCGATGTCTGGGGATAATAGTGCTCTATCATTCAATATATTATCTGAAATCAGAGATTTATTAGATAATACAGAACATAAACCAGATAACTGGAATAATGAGTTACTTATCTCCGCATGGGATCCATCAAAACCTCAAGAGTTACCAATAATGTCTTTCTTCTATACCATTGGAAATAATAGTTCATTAAATTCAGCATTACTCTATCAGCGTAGTTTTTATGACAAAACAGGAGAAGTAATCCCTGTTGTTGGTATAAAATACCCTGTAAATAATACTGATGAAGTTATATTTAAAGAATATACAAAAAAACATTAGTATATATCTAGAGTAGAGGAGGTAAACGCCTCCTCTTTTTAAATATATTTATTCCACAATAAAGATTTTTATAGGTTTAAACTGACCTGAAATAATTTCTAATTTACTTCCAATCCCAGATACTTTCATAAATGTTGAATTATCTCCAGCAACAGCATAAGTACCGTCTACATTGGCGCAATAAAAGAAAAAGTATGCACCATCACTGCGCTGTAAAAAAACGATGTGACCAAATAAATTCTTACTTACATTCACTGGGGTATTCCAATTCATTTCACCAGTATGAACTAGAGTTAACTTCATGCTACTGCCTAGTTTCTGATAACGACCATCACTTTCCGCTTTAGTATAACTACTTCCAGCTGTAGCATAGCTCCCTTTGGGCTGGTATTTACCATCTGATTCTGATTTTGAATAGCTGTAACCAGAAACTTGATAACTCCCTTTCGGTTGGTATTTACCGTCAGACTCTGCCTTTGTATACGATACTCCAACTAATGCATAATTACCCGCTGGCTGATAATTCCCTTTACTTTGATAACGTCCGTCACTTTCCGCTTTAGTGTAACTACTTCCAGCTATCGCATAACTCCCTTTAGCTTGGTATCGGCCATCCGATTCGGTCTTAGTATATAAAGCACCCACTAATGCATAATTACCTTTAGGTTGATAATTCCCCTTAGGTTGAAAAGCATCCGTAGAAGCTTTCTGGCTCATAACATGCTCGGTTGATGGGCCAATACCTTGAGATAGTTTTGATTTGTCTAATTTATTATTAAGTCCACTATTTAGCGCTGTATTGGTCGCGTAATCACCTGACGGTTGATAACTTCCTTTCACTTGATATCGTCCATCACTTTCCGTTTTGGTATAACTATCCCCTTTGTTTGCGTAGTTCCCTGCTGGCGCATAATTACCCTTTGGCTGATATTTGGTGTCGGTTTCTTCCTTTGAGTAGCTATAACCGGATGGTGTGTAATTACCTAATGGTTGAAAGCGTTTATCGGATTCACCTTTTGAATATGCGCCCACATCGCTTGCTGTGGCATCCGCTTTTAACTCAACCCATGCATTGCCAGCAACCGGCTCGATATTGTTATTCTCAACTTTAGACTGCCAGACTTTATTTTTATGATACACAATAGCGCGTATCGCATACGGCTTACCGGCTTCATCCCATTTTGGAAAACCAAAAGATTGGATTTCACCAATCGCTTCCGTGATATCGTGAAATATCCCGTTCATTTTTTCACGTTCAATATCTTTCGCAGCAGGATCTGTGACTTGGTCACGTTCATAGTCGTAACCATAGCCTTGTGTATAAGACACTGAGCCGTCTGGTTGGATTTCTACGGGTATAGAAACCTTATCCCCTTGTGTTGCAAAGGGGGTTTTAAAAATAGTTGTCATAGGAATTATGCTCCGAAGTTACTGCCTAAGAAGTTTTTACGATGCTGACCAACGCCAAAGGCTTTTTTGGTCACAATGCGATATTTGACGCCAACACCCGAAGGGCGTGGCATTAAGTCGAAGTTTTCGAGAAGAACACGTAGACGTTCGTCAGGGTTGAAGTTAAAGACGTAATACATATAAGTCATGTCTAGCGGATCAAGGACAAAGACTTTGCTGTCATCACGCCAAAAGAAACGTTTTAAAAACTCGTTAATATTGGTGACCGTGGGGCTTTGTGTCAGATTAAAATAGCGCATTCGTACTAACATACGTTTTTGATCAACAGTCAGTGACAAGGTGTAATCCGCATTACGTCGGAAATTAGATTTAAAATTGGCTTTCTTTTTGCCAAAACCAAACCCGACTTTATTTTTATCGCTCGGTGGAATATCAATACCTAACGGCACATCCAGAATGCGTGACCAAATCGACAACCCAAAGTCATTCGCCGTATCGATATTAAACACATCTCGGTACCAGTTTTGCCAAAATGACACCATCGATTTTTCAAAATGAGAGGCTTTAAAACTGGCGAGTTTCTTTAAATTCTCTGCATCTTCATACTGCCAAAGGATCGCTTTTAATAGGTCTGAATGAAACTCAAATTGTTGAACGTTCATACAATCACCACTTGCACAGCACCCCGTTGCAAGCGTGCGATTTGATTAATGGCAATCGGAATTAACGCAACATTCCACACTTTCCCGTCCAGTGACAATTCAACTTTAGTGACAAATAAACGAGGCTCAACAGTATTTACCGCTGAAGCTATCTCAAAAGGCGATACTTCACGTCCAACAATCAAACCGTTATCGCCGTCTAGCTCTCCACACGTCCATTGTTCTATGGCACTGGGAATAATAGTTTGCGCATCAACAGACGATTTTTTAACTGTCACTCGACAAAAAACGGTGATCTCTTTAGGGCGTGAAAATTTCACTTGGTATTCTTGTCCACTCACCGGCTCTACAACACCAATTTCTATCTCGCCATTAAAAGCCGATCCAATAGTTTTTGTTCTCAGTAATGATTTAGCAATTTCATTACTGTCGCCCCCTTCAACACAGACATAAATGCTATGAGGTAACAGAGAAATTCCATCAATAGTGAGCACCGCATCAGTGTAGTTCTCTCGAAAAGAAAGTGAGTTAACGCCCTCTAGCTCATACAGTGAAGACGTGATTGCTTCTGCAACACTGACAGTATTTTTAGCCAGTGTTTGTTTACGTCGTCGCCTTGCTTTGATATCAGATTCAGCATAACGGCCAACAACAGCATGAGTGGGATTATTGACTTTTTCCCAACCTAATACTGAGCTAGCAACCGAATTAAGTTGACCAGCACCACATTCAACAGGGCCATATTCAACCGCCCTCATATCCCCCGTTGCTTTGCCGGTATTATCAATAATCAAGGGTGAAACTGTTTCGAATATGGCACCGGCAACACTGGATGCGAGTGAATTTTTGGGAATAATCGTGCCAGGTACGCCACTAAATTCAACGCTGGAAAGATAAGAGTGAGTGGCATTAATACGTTGGCCACCCATTAGCGCCCATATTGCATCAAGAAAAACACCACCGGCAATATCGGGATTGATTTGATTTGCTAACTCGGCATTATTTCTCACCATTGCATCACGGTTTTCAACTTCCATCGTCGCCAATGCCCCTTGTGGTGTTTCAGGGGCAAGGTTAATAGATTGACCAAACACCGCACGAAACTCACTTTCAACTTCATTACGTATTGTGGCTGTGTCGGGAAGAATAACGCCTTTATTATTGATATAACGATAATCAGCCATTCAATGTAAACCCTCCGTATATCGTGCGAATTGTCGCTTGATACTTCAATTCGCCGTTTTCCACTGTGGCGCTAAAATGAGTCACTTCAACCACCTCTTCAATTTCGCTCATACGTTGCCTAAACACCGTTTCAAACATCGGGACATCAGCTTGACGACCAAAGGTTGTTGGCCAGAACGGAATACCTTTATCTTTTTTATGTAACATTTCACCACGCACAGCCTTGGCAAAATGCTGACAAAGGTTTTTAACCGCATCGTCTTTTTCGCTGAACTGGAGGTTTCCATCAGGGCCGATAAAGAGATCATTATTTTTATCGATTGAAAATGTTCTCATAGAGGCGCTCCTGAATTTCCATGACCGGTCTCAACACCACTATGTTGATGCGTAGAACCGATATCTTTTCCATTGTGTTTCATCGTGCCACCACTAGAGTCACTATTACCATTTACGGACTGATTGCCATTCACTGTGACGTTGCCATTAAACGTAGTTTCAGGCACATTGACTTCAAGAACGGGCGAATCTAAAACCGTTTTACCCTCATGCAGGGATAAACACACAGAACCATCCATTGATTGGATCACCAAAGCATCAATATTCTTTCCATCAATGACCCAACCTTTAATCGTGTCAGGGAAAAACATCGCATCACTGAATGAATGGAGGCGTGCGGTATTAGGTTGATCCTCCAACCCTCCGCGCTGAAATATCAGGCTAATATCTCTGTCATTGGCTTTTATCCAACCAAAATCACCCGGTTTAATAGGTGCGCGAATAAAGAAACCACCTCCCCCAAATCTAAAAACGGGAATGTTGGCCAATGGCGCTCGCCCGACTGTTTCACCTTCCGTTGTTACCATCATCACCAGTGGTTTGATAACAGCACGATTGGTTTTATCGTCATAACTGACCACTGTTGCAGGAAGCATATCCTCTGTATTCATCATCAGGTTACGAAATGCAGACGATAGCGCACCTGCCAGCGAACCATCACTGGCAATATCAGTATTGGGTTTATTCATGGTTATGCTCGTTTACAGGTAGCCTGATAAAAGAAAGGATCATCATGTGACGCAACATCGAATTTCAGTTGTTCAATGATATAGTCACCATTAAGTGCAGAATTGAATTTACTCTCGAGTCGTAGCATTCCCCCTAGTTCTGAAGCGCCATCAACTAAGTAGGTAACGGACAACCCTTTTTCGGTGGCTTTGGGTATACCCACCATGCCTGATTTCATGCTAAGAATACGCAAGCGCCCTTTTAAGGCTTGGTTATCATCTTTTACAAACAACGTATCATCATCAATAAACACTTTAACGTTTCCCGCTTCCTGCAGTCGTTGTACTTGCTGTAATGCGGAACCGCAAAAATACCAGTTGGCAATATTTTTATCGGTAGCTTGAAAGTCCAATCTAACCTTGCAATCCTTCGCCACCGATGAAGCTATCTCGCTCATTTTCTGCATGGCGCCACCACTAGAAGAAACAATATCACCTGAGCTGGCGTTATTAGTTTTAGCTTTAATGGTTAGTGTCACATCGGGAGGCGAGGCAATTTCTGCACTGACAATATCACCGGTAAAGATACGAAATAATCCCGTATTGACGCGCCCTACTTCAAGGTAAAGACGGCGAGTTTGTTTGCTTTTATGATAAGGGCTGGTTTCAGTGAGAAGATAATCTCGAGTGTGGGCGTTTAATCCATCAATGCTAACTGTGCATTCATTTTGTAAGGGGTTTGCGTACTTGGTGCCGTTAGCTTTAATACGCAATCCTTCATACCACTGCAGTCGTTCTGCAACTTCAATCCCCACCCGTATTCGTCGTAAGTCCATCATCACTCCAAATAATTAATGATTGGGTTCTATCAAATGATTCATACCAGGGCAGATCATCATTTTCTGTTATAAACGCTAAATTTGTACCATCAGTCAGGTAGCGATAAGGAATGATAGGTGTGTTTGCCACCGCACGCATTCCCACGGCGATAACCTCACTTTCTCGTTCAATATCAAGATACATCGCATGGCGACCGGTTTTTATTGTTAGCGTCCAATTAACTCCTTCTAAATTGACGGATAAGCGTTGGTTTGGAATAGCTTTTAAAGGTATGACTTTCATTAGAAGCTCCAATCACCATCTGCAATACGCGTTGCAACAGAGCCTTTTTTCTTAGTCTCAGCATCTGCCTCTTTTGTTTGCACATTCCCCCGATTTACGGTTGATGACTGTGCTGGCTTTTGTGTAGATCGAGGCGGTAATTCTCCGTATTCAGGCTCAACAGTACGCCACTCAACAAACCGTAGTGGCAATTTTATGGCATCAATCATGTCGGGTATTTCATCATGATTAAACCCCGTCAATAACATGGGCTGATAGGTTTTTACTCGAGTTTGAATACCAACCAGTTTGTGTTCATCAAAAACTTGTTGCATCGATGAAAAGATGTTTTTCATCTCTCCCGTTAACACCAAATCCATACCAATCTCAACGGGGTTAATGATCACATGATCACTGCGAGTTTCACCACTTTCAACTTGAAATTGCGTCGCCTTATGTTCATCTCTCACATTGACTTGAATCGGACTCACACTATCAAACAGTGTAGAAAACGACTCTAAATCAAAGATTTTGACTTCTGTAAGCACTTTAACCTCCCAAGCCACTAGAATGTTGTTGATTAACATTAGCTATTTCATCTTGTAGCGCATTGCTAAGTCCACTTGCGACACCTTGTGCATCGGTTGCTTGAGTTTCAACCTTGATTTCCCCAATGCTTACGTTACTTTCATTCTTCACATTGGATTGATTACTAATAGCTTGGCTTGTAATCGGGTTCATCGCATTGTTGGCTATCGCATCTAACTGTGCATTGGCTTGAGCAATAGAGTGTCTAACCGGTGGCTGTTGTGTCGTTTGGCTTTTTTCTTGAGGAATGGCATATTCAATCTCACCATTATCATTGACTTTTCGCTCTACGTTTTGATTGACAGTGATTTCTTCATCGTCACCGAACCCGAAAAACTCTTTAGCAGATTTCCAACCATTTTTAACTGCATCAAGCCCTGTATTTACCCAACCAATGATTTTTTCGACTTGCTCCCACATCCATTCAAACGCACCCACTACGGCATCCGTCACCGTAGTAAAAACACCCGCAAAGGACTTACCCCACCCTGCAATGACAGAGATACAATTAATGAGAAACTTAACATAAGCTTTTAAGCCTGAAGCCATTAGCTCCCAACCAGCGACAACAATATCTGCCACAACACCAACGATAACTTTTAGATATTCAAAGAGCTTTTTGAATGTTTCCCATAATGCAAGAATGATAATTTTCAACTGAGGGTATTTTTCAAGAATACGCCCAATCATCGAATCGTTGCCGTCGATAAAGTTCATGATATCGTCATAAACAATCGCAAATGCGGTAGCTAATAGTGCAATAACCGCGATGATGGCAATAATAGGGAAAAGTGTTGTCCATGTACTAATACTGGCCAACTTCATTGCATGGATATATTTCCCCATCAATATAGTTGCAACAGCAGTAAAGAATCCCACTACAATGTTTTTGTTTTCCTTACAAAAAGTGACTAATTTTGTTAACCACTCTAATCCTTTAGATAAAGCGGGGATCACCATTTCTAAAAAGCTATTCTTCAACAACCCTGATGACTGTTGAAATTTCGCCATAGCACTATTAAATTTAATCGAACTTTCAATACTCTCTTTACTAATGCCTGAATACTCTTTTTGAATACCCATTGTGCGCTCTAATTCCTTGCGCCCTTTCATCATTAACTCAATGGTTTTTTCGTCCGAGACCCCCATCCCCTCCAGTGTTTTCTTCGCTTTATCAAAGCTCATGCCTTGAACTTTGTCCGCTGTCTGAAGTACTTTTTCCATTGAGTCTTTAGTGTTACCAAACGCATTGGCCATCGCGGATAAATCAGCCTGTGCGGATTCTCTAGAACCGCCTAATTCAGCCATTGCACCAGAAAACGCATCAACGTCTGCAGTCGCAACGCCAATTTTTTTACCCAGCTTGTCCAGCGTTTCAATCTCTTGAGAACGAGAAACGGATTCGGCAAAAATACTGCCAATACTCATCACAATACCGACAGCGCCAAGTGCTTTTGTCGCAAATCCTGCAACAGAACTTCCGGCTTCTTGATATTTAGAGCCAGTTTCTGAAAGTTCTTTTTGTAGGTATTCTTGGGCTTTAGCTTCGTCAATTGCTGTCTTTATGCCTTTTGTCCGCATCGTTTCAATAAATTGCGTATAATCGGCATTTAATGCGGTAACAATGGCATCAATAACCTCTTTACCTTCACGATTCTTTTTCTCTGCATCAGTGAGCGACACCAATTCATTATTGAGAAGGGATAACTCATCTTGCATCTGTTGATATTGGGCATTGAGCGTTTCAGATGAAACACTACTTTCATTAATGCCTTGTGACAGTTCGTTACGTTGGATATCAAGCAAGTTCATTGATGACTTTAGTTCATCAATTTTAGCGGTGACTGAGGCTATTTTTTCTTGTGTATCACCCGCCTTAACCTCAATATTTATCGCTTCCCCTGCTGATAACTGTTCAATGCTGGCAATCACGCTTTGAATAAAATCACTCACTGATTGCGAGTTGTCCGTCGCACTTTCTTTAATGCGTTCTATCTCCGCAATCAGACTGTCAGCAACTCCAGAAGTATCACTATTAACATGAATATCGACTGAGTTTGACGATAACTCTGTCAATTGTGCGGATAGATTTTGAATAAATTGTGTAAATCCATCCGCACCGATAGTTGCGGATTGTTGCGCCTTTTTCATCTCAGCAATAATGTCATCGGTCGATTTACTCACCCGATTAAACGCATCATCGGCTTGGCTGGTATCAAATTCGAATACTTGAACAAAGGTATCTAGCAAGGCCATATGAGTTATCCTTTCGATGAAGCCAGCGCTTCGTTATAACGGTTGGTAATTGCGATCTCCCACAAATCAAACGCCTCTTCTAAATCTATTGACGTTTTAAGTTCGGTGAGCGTGGCGAAACCGGCTGAGATGATGACGGCAAAGAAGCCATCAGCGTTTTTATAATCGACGGGAGTGAACCGGTGATTTTGTTGAGCAGGAATTGGAGGAAACCTTGGCTCCCGTCTTTGCCGAAAAAACTGGTGTTATACTTCAACATTTCCAGTTCTAGACGAATAAGGGCTTCACCATCAGGCACATGGTTATCAATTAAGGTGCTGGTCTTCAGATAAATCTCTTGCCCTTCTTTTTCGACAGCAACATACGCCATCATCTTTAACATGGCTTCTTTGCTGACTTCATAGTCGCCAATTTTAGGCGCATTCGATAAAGGGTATTTCGCCAGAATTTCACGTCCAATCGTTGCCGGTAATCGGCTAATGATAAAGGTGTGCTCTTCACGATCAGCATCGGTGATCGTAATTTCTTTCGGTTTAATTAACATGATTAATATCCATAAAAAAAGGCGGAATAACCGCCTAGAATTAACGTGCGCGAGTGCGATCGAAGTCTTGAAATACGAAGGTATACGCTTTGGATTTGTGTCGTCCTGCACTGGCAACAGAGCAACCACGACTACCATTGGTAATTTTCCCGTTACGTGCCGTGGTTGTTGAACCATCGCCATATGAGGCAACCATGGTAATAATATCCCCTGCATGCCGTTGTCCGCGACGAGCGGTATTGGAGTCAAGCAAGATAGCGAGGTTTTCGTCTTCTTCACTACCGGCTAACACGTTAATGGTGACCGTTTGAGGTGTTGGCGTTGACCAACTGACGAGATTGCCGTTGATATCCATTCCTGTCTGTGCAATATCGACCGCAGGTAAATCCAATGGATCGGCATCATCAGCGAAGGCGGTAATTTGAATACCGGCAGGAAAAGTTTTATGCGCTTGAATAACAATACTCAAGCCAGTTGCTGATACATCATGCATATTGTGTTCCTTACACTAAGTTGTGAGAGCCTTCGACTTTACGAACCCAATCGCCTTTACCGTAAATTAATACGTACTTCATCACGTACTCAGGCAAATCAGATGGGCCAGTGTTTTCGACAATTTGAGCGTTGTACCAATAACCTTTGTTTTGTACATCGTGCCATGCCAAATCATCACCAGAAGCGTCTGTCACCGCGATTTTTTGCACATCAGTTAATGTTTTGCCCGCTAGAATTGTACCGTTGTTAATCGCCTTAGTTACCGCCCCTGCAATCACCATCATTGCTCTAGCCTCACCGTCTTTATTAGCGGGTACTCCGCGTGTGGCCATTAACAAACTAAACCACTGTTGTGAGATATAGGCCTTTAACCATTGCTCGTTAGCATGAACGCTCATATCTAATGGGTTAGCAACACCACCACATAAGAAACCACGTTGATAAAAACTGATATGCGAACCTGATACGGCAGTTTCTCCGTAATAATTCACCCGTAATTTATCTAAGCGATCGGCATCGATATCAGTCGTAATTTGAGACGGAAATGTGATACCAAATTGACGATACATATAGTTTGTTGTCGCATTGGTTCGGTCATAATCTGTGGCGGACATAATGGCCATAGGCAACGCTTGAACAAAGAAGTTATCCGCTGTTTTTAGGTTTAAGCCCGTTGACGCAGTCCCCACCAGCGCTCCGCTAAAATCTTCAGCATTTTTATTAGTCACAGATAAATGAAGTTGATACTTCACATTTTCACCAGCCACATACTGCGCCAACTCTACGGCATGCTCTAATGAGAGTTCCGTTAAAAACGTTGCACTACCAAAAGAGTCAGAAACAGCCTCAGAAGCAATAAAGGCTTGTAACGGAGTTTGTGCAGGATTACCGGCTGATGATGTGCCATGACTGATATTCATCGCATCAGCAAGCACAGATGAGCGCACACTAATATCTGCACGTTCTTGTACTCCACCGCTAATGACAAAGGCACTATCCAGTGAATTAAACGTGACATAGGCGCTAGCAAATTGAGGCTCACTTTCTGCGTTTAATTTCGCTTGCACAGCTGTCGCAACATCCGCGTATGACGTACTTTCAGTAAGATCAATTCCTGTGATTGTTTTTGCCACCTTGCCGATGGTGATATTGAGTTCACCCTCATTAATCAATTTTAAATCAGCTAAATCTCCTGTTTTATCGCCAAACAAGGTAGGCGCTCGACCAACCGGTTCATAAGATGCGATTTGCAGTTCTTTGGGCTTGCTTGCTGGTGCTGGACTGACATAGCTGAAATACTGTCGTGCAAAATGTGCCTCGGGTGAATCAGTACCCAATAAGTCATCGACTTGGCCACTGGCAAATTCAAGCACTTTACCTGCAGGGATTTTAGGGTTAGTTGAAAAAATACGAGCCGTGAGCTTGCGCATCGGTACAGCAGACGCGCCAATCACCGCACTCGCGATATCGACATAGCGAGTTTGTTTGATAGACATAACGTTCCTTAAATACGATAGATATCGGGATACAACGCACTCACGGCGTCAGTATCAGGATGAAGTATGCGATTAAATGTCACATTGAAATCAAATGAAGGATTTTGTTCGTAGTTGCCCTGGTCATTCAGAAAATAGGGCGTTCGAATACCGGTTGCCCGCTGAATACCGATACCTTGTTTTCGGAGTGCTTCAACAAAGGGCAATGAATTGGCGATCATTCTGACAATCGCGGTAATATCAATAGCCGTATAATTGCCTAACTGGGTAATAAAAGCCTGAACTTGGTACGTTTTTTCGGATAACTGGTTTTCTTGATGATTAGCTTTATTGCCTTGAACGTTATATTTACGCTCTTGCCAGCCGTGGCCATTTTCATTAATGGGAAAAAACATCACCATATTATCTTCACGACCTTGCTTTGTAGATTGAAAACCGGCTTTAACAGGGATCTCGATACCGACTTCTTTTAACTGCAACAAGAACTGTTTTCGAATGGCGACATCAACATCATAATCCGTCATAAGTACCCGCCTCGATACAGATCACCGATTTCCAGCCATCTTGTTCGTACCAGTCTGCATCACCCACTACGTCATATTTACGACCATTGAACACCAGAAAATCAGGGGATGTACCACGTTGGACGGCTTTAATATCATAAGAAGTATATAGGCGACGATAAACTTGACTCGTATCTAATCCCATTGATTGAACATCTTGAGTATCAACAGCCTGCCAACTTCCGCGAACTTCTATTGGATCGTAATAGTAATTCTGGTCATTCCCTCTATCATCAGGCCCACGCTCCTTGAACTGAAACCAAAGCACCTTTTGCTGGGGAATATAACGTGAAGCGATACGGTTTAAGTTACCAAACATTATTTATCCTCCACTGCGAAACTAACCGCTTGAAGCATTTGGCCAGTATCGACTAACGGCTTTTGTGTGGCTTTACCTTTACTATGACGACGTGCTCTTGCTTTGACCGTTGAATCATCCAGTGCCGGTGTTGTGACTGCTTTTATTGCCATTTTCACATCGCCCGCAACCGCCGCACCAATTTGAGTCAGCCCATTATCCAGCGTGATGTTGCCCTTAATAGTGGCTTTCACAGCACGAAAAATTAACTGACTATAATCCTGCTTTTTATCATTCATGGTCGGCCTTAAAAACGGGCGAGGAGGAATACCACCAGCCGGATATCCCAACTCTTGAATGGAGGCAACATAAGCAATAGGTGTTCCATCGGGATATTTTGCGTGCTCAAAGAAACCAACACTTAATTGCTTTTTTGCCAATTCATCATAAATCGCTTTTAATTGCGCTAATTTAGTCATTAACGTAATCGCCCTCCTCGCGTAAATCGTCCACCAACTCCACGAAAAGCTGACCGTTCACCGCCATCACCAAAATATTGAGGGACGCTACAACGCTTAATCAGTGCTAGAAACTGCTGGCCAAAGGTGGTCATTTTAAACCAGTGCGACCAATCAGAACCGGCAGGCGGTGCCGTAAATGACACACTTACCTTATCAATGGTTACACTCGTCACAACACCGGTGGGCGACTCATCATCAGCAATCATTTTTCTGAGTGTTAGCATGTGTGCAACAACGAGCATCCACAACTCGTTAGTACAAACACCCTTACAGGCAGAGAAATAGTTCAACGCAGATTGAGCAATGATAAATATTTCATCATCACCCACAGAGTTAAACTGCGGATAGAGCACACGGAATGACGTTAAAGGGAATGTGCTCGTATCCATAATCATTTACCTTTTTTGTTAGCTTTAGGAACGTCTAACTTTTCAGCTTCTAACGATTCAGGAGTGTCAGGGGCTGATTGGTCGCTAGCTTCCATATCAGTGGCAACTTTTTCGGGATCTTCTTTGCGATGCTCAACGGCAATAAAGCCATTCTCACAATGAAGATTAAAAACGTGATTTTCTTTGAGCTGTTTATATTGCTCGTCAGAAATTTCCGTTACACGGCCACGCGGTGTATACATGTGTTTGGTCATCACATTAGCTTGACCGGCAATAAACACTTTCCCGTCTCTCACGGTATAGTTCTGGTCATTTGATAATGTGCAATATGCGTAAAGAGGCATGGAGTGCTCTCCTATTGTTTAGATATAAAAAAGCCCTCAAATGAGGGCGCAAAAAGAGAAGTGGTAAGATTAAATGCCAGTTAAGCGTGTCACCGCCCACGGACGAGTTACAAACACACCTGCAGTCGCATTGGTTGCATCTTCCATATACCCTTTAATTTGGTTGAGTGAACCTAATAACTGGTATTTCACAGGCACGACTTGCAAGATCACCGCACTGGTTGCCGTTGAACCATCATCAATACTATCTGCGAACATATAGGCCACATCAGCCCCACCATTTGCGCCAACAAATTCAGGAGAGAAAACCAGACGCATATTGGGATAGTTTTCATTTATCCATTGTTTGACTGTTTCACCGCGTGCGACAGGATTAGCCACATTCAGTACAGAACGAAAGCCCAACGGCAATGTTAAGGTGATTGACGTGTCATCTTTAATAATACCGCCAGAGCTCGTTTCAATACGCGAGAACATATCGGTAATATCGGCAGTAATATCTGCAAATGTTCCGCCTTTCCATTTGCCTTTTGCGGTTTCATAGGCAGGCAAGTTAGGCTCATTCATCAAACCAAAGACGCGCGTTTCAGGGCTATTAAATCCGTAGTAACCCACACGCTCACGGCCTTGCTCTAATGATTCAGTCACTGAATTGCGCTTTTCTTCCATCGCAACAAAGCCTGCAGACGATTGGCGCGCTTCTTCTAATTTCCCCACTTGGAAACCTAATTCGAAACGAACAAGACCACGGCGCTCTTGGTCTTGTGCATAAGACGCTAATGGCACATTGGTATGATCACCATAAAGCTCGGCTTTACCGGTTGGTGTCGCCACATTCAGAATGATCTCTTCATCATGCCATTCGCCAGCGTTGACGATACCGGTGATTTCATCTAACACACGCACACGCGTTGCGGTACGAATAACACCGGGCAAAACGTGTTGCAACATTTCGCGTTGAATTAGCCCCCCCTGCATTGCACCACCGCTAATCGCGGAGTCCATCGCAGAAAAACCACCAAAGCCGATTTGCGCCAATTCTCCGTATGTCCATTTCTGGTCAGGGTTAATATTTAGTTGGCCATGTTTTTTGACATCACGGCCAGACATGTGAAACTTAATTTTACTGACTGGCATTATTCACCTTCCTTTGGAGATGCTGGATATGGGATTTCTGTTAAACGAATAATGCCCAAATGAGCACTTTCTGTGGATTCAAGGTGTCGGCTGATAAAACCAATGACACGATCACCGGCACTAATGGTGGCTTTAGAAGATAGCGAGCCGTCAGCTTCATCGAACACAACCGGTGCGTTGATTTTTCCTGCCACTTCTTCTAGCTCAACGAAAACTTCCCCCATTGTCAGGAATTCGCCCTGTGTGCCATTACGAGCAAATTGTTCTTCGATACGATAGGCTTTAGGGTTAATCATGATCCCCGCAAATGCCCCTTTTCCCCCCACTTGAACGGATTCCACTGAATCATCTTTGTAGGTATAGGCGCGACCGAAAATATTCAGCTTTTCATCTGCTGAACTAAGAATTGCAGAAACAGCGCGAATAGGGCCTGCATGACTAATTTCACCGACAACACCAGAAATTAAGCCGTTTGCTACTGATTTAGGAATTGCCATTATTTAGCTCCCCATTTATCCATAATTGATTTATTGCTCACTGCTGAGTCCATTGTAGAACTCGGCTTTTGGGAGTCAGGCACACGCCCTTGCATCCAAGCATCAAGAGCAATGGCTTCTGTACCTTTACTGCATTGAATACCCAGTTTTTCAACACCGTACTCGGCAACTTGTTGTTGAGTCATGGCTGAGTGGTCAAACACACCAATAAATGGCGTTAATTTATGCGCTAACGAATCACGCGCACCAATTTGTTTGAGTAATTCCCCCGTATCCATTGCCGGTTTTGCTTTCTCTAATCGCTTAATTTTACGTTTCAGAGATGCCATTTCGTCCATGACGGTCATGCTACGATTTAAGCGTTTTAAACGACGATGAAGCCCATCGGTAGTGGCTTGGTCAAGATGCTCTTTGGCTTCTTCAATCGCTTCGACAGCTTCTTCAATGGCGACCTCGGCTTTCTCGACTGCTTCAGGTTCGCCAGATTCAGCCTCTTCTGTGGCAATTTCGGCTTTTTCTACGGCTTCTTCTGCTTTCTGCTCTTCGTCAGGATCAGAATCAGTTGAAGGTTTTTTCTCTTCTTCTGGATCATTATCTGTTGCAGGTTGAGTGCTGGTGATGACTTCCTTGATCATGGCTTTTAACGCTTCCAATTGCTCAGGCGTAAAGGCACCTTCATCAGTTGTTTGTTTCTCTTTGTTATCTTCTTCGTTCATGCGAATAAGTTCCTTTGTGTCTATGGTAATAACGGAATGGTCTTGCACAGCAACATCAGCGCCAGTGCGCCCTTCATCAACTAACGCAAGATGGTTGGCTCTAATATGCCGTTGTATGGCGTCATAACGTTCACCGTTAAATTCGCCCGGTGTGAAATCGTAAACACAGCGATAACCAGGAGATAATTCAATTTTCCCTCCATCAATTTGGTTAAGCGCTGAATTAGACAGGATTTTGATATTGCCTCTGAGGTAGGGATATTCAAAATAAACCCGTTCCCCGATGACTCCTTGTATCCCTTTTTTCTCTGCAGGAGTGCCGTCTTTCCCTAACATTTCATGCTCATCAACAAAGGGCATTAATTTGAAAGAGTTAATTGTTTCTGTGCTGGCCAGTTCTTCTTGTGGTCGATACACCTTGTAAATCTTTTCGGGTATCGGTGCGCCAATTTCAAACCCTAAATAATCAAAAACCCCAACTTTAGAGATGGGGTTATCTTTTACTTCCAGCCAGCCGTTTAAATCATATTGTCGCTTTGTCATGTCTCCTCACCGAAATCTATTACTGGTGTCCAGAAGCACTTGCAATTAGGCAACTGTCCGGGTAAACCCCGTTCTCCTGTTTTAGGATCAATAATTGGTGGGTTATCTAAATCGAATACTTCACCGTCCAATTTAATATGCCATTCACGAGGCTCAGCACTCCCACCAGAATGATGCCAAACTGCCTTACGAATACCGGCAGATTTCATGCGCTCATAGTTCACCGCTGTCGTGATTTTTCGTGTTTGGTCAACAGCGATAAAATTCGCCCTTTTTTCTAGTTTTTCCTTTTCTATATCAATAAGTGGTTTCACTTCATCAAATAACGTTTTAGCGCCTTCACCACCTTGTGAAATTGAACGTAAAGCAATACCTTCCACTCGTTGATGAAATTGCAGGGGAATGGATTTAATTAACGATACGTTTTCTGCCGTAGAGGCAATAATTTTATCTTTGAGGGCTTCGGGCATATCTGGGGTTTTGATGGTGATCCCCCCGGACAACTGTTTGAGAGAATCATCTAAATTACGCTTTGCGCCTATATCGACTTGGGAAACAAATTTATCCGCAATCTCTGTGGATTTTTGTTTAAAAATCTTATCCCATTTGCGTTTTAGCCGATTAAGCCAGATGCGTGTTTGACTGGCAAAGCTGGCATCCATCGTAAAACCTTCAAAGTCGTCATTTAATTCGCTAAACACTTTTTCATAGTCTTTAACCATTGAATTAATGAGGCGTGACATGTCACCTTGATAACGACTAGAGGGCGCTACCGAATACTGCAGGGGCTTCCCTTTCATTACTGCTTGGCGAGATGTTGCCCATTGCGCTCGCTTCGTTCGTACTCGTATTCGCCTCGACATAATCTGCCTCGTTCACTTCAATGCCGTAATAGCTAGACGCTTTATCACTGGCCAGTTTCTTGCGGATATCTAGCCCATCAATCGCCCCCGTTGTTGCATAAGCTGAGTCGGCTTGTGCTTGCTTAAGCTCAATATCCGCACTCTCAATAGCCGTTGGGCTATCAAGCGGTGCCCATGTGATAGAGATTTCTGTCACAGGTAAACCATCGCTACGCATTAACATGTCGTAATGGCGCTGTAATAGCTCTTCAAGGTCGTTTGATTGGATACTTTCAAGCTCTTCGCGGTAATTAGCTTCTTCGTATTCACCCGTTGAGTTAAAGCCTTTCGGGGTAGTACCTAGCAGTTTTGTTGCTGGTACATTGGAAGCCGATGCCACCAGCTGATATTGCGTCATAATCGTGGCATCTAAATCCGCTAATGAGGTGTCGAACTGTTGAACCGTATCTTCACTACCGGTCATTTGTACGCCGTAGTTATCGCGCATCTCCATAAAATAGAGCATGTTTTCGCGAATAATGTCCTTATCAGCGCTTTCTGGGTCTGCAATCCCCATCGTAAGTAAACGCTTGGTCATTGCCAGTTGTGGTGCTTCATTGGCTGTACGTTCTGAGGCATAGACACGCTCATAAATGCGCTCAGGAACAGAAACACCAAAGTAGTTGTACATTGGCTTCAATACATTCGGCACAGGGAACGGTACAAACTTAATAAAGTGAGACTTGTGATACTTACGCCCACCAATCACATAATAGGTCGGCTCGTAGAAATCCATGCTGGCAGGATCTTGAATATTGGCGTCCGTTAAATCAGGTGTTACCCATTGTGGATCAATCTGTTTAATCCCCTTGTACATGCCTTTGGTCACACCATCGATATTAAACGGGTTTTCATACCACTCTTTCGGGTTTGATATCTCCACAACGAATAATGCTAAACGACCACCGTATACACGCCCAAAGTGAACCAGCTCTTTAAGCTGATGTGTAATGCGGTATTTTTTATCTCGTTTGCGAAGCTTTTTACTGATAGCACGATCATCGTCGTTATCACAATCAATATCGTAGCCTTGGCGTATCGCATCACGTGCGGGCATATTGCAGGCTTTATCCACCAGCCAGTGTTTAGCGATAACTGCACACATATTGTTGCCGATAAACATTTGTGATGCATACCAAGAAGCCTGTGACTCTGGTACACCGTAAACCTGCTCACCTTTAAATGAGGGCACATAACTATCAATGCAGTCCATCGCAACACCTGCAATTGTGGGTTGCGGTAAATCAATCCCATCAAAGCCTCGTTCTCGCGCCAGCGCAGGATATAAGTCAGTTGTGAAAGCTGACCGTTTAACCGGTGCGAGTGGTTCTGTTTTTCGCCTCTTAAACGGCCACCACATAGAATTACCTCTTAGTTGTGAAGAAACTACTTTTTTTCTTCTGATATAAATCGCGTAATGCTTGCGTCATGGCATCCACTGTGTCGTCATTGCTAGAGAACGGAAATGTAGTGATCTCTTCTACTGTTTCAACAATCCAAGGTGCAATGCTTTTGTGTGGTAGCCACACGTTGCCAGCTTCCCACTCAGCAGTACACGCATGAGCACGTGCTACCTTGCTACCATCTGGCTCAACAGGTGTTAGCCCTGATACGGTTGATTTGAGAGAGTCGATTACTGCAGGGCCATTAGCTTTGTCCTCCACTAGCTTACGTCGCCCTTCAGGGAATTTTTCAGCTAACCATTTCACCGACTTTAAGGTTTCAGTAAAGCTCATGCGTTTTCTAATTTGATACAGTAGATAAACATTTGCGTCTTTCTTGCCCCATACCTGCCCCACCACATAGTCAGTACCGTCACTATCTTTAAAGGTCATATCCCAACTATGAATAACCTTATCAAATTTTTCTGGTAGGTCTTTCGGTAGGTAGTACCGAGCAAATTCTTCGTGGAAGATTTGACCATCACCCGGCTTGGGTTTTTGTTGGTACATGGCAGACCAGAAGTAATCACCGAGGATTGCTTTTGTCTCAAGAAGTTTATCAAGAGGGTGTAACTCAGGAACAAGCGCCTCGTTCTTATCGTTGATAGCAGGAAACGTTAACACTTGCGTCTCTGGTGCAATATCTTTTAATCGTCCAGATAAGTCATCAGTAGCCCACCGGGTGGCCATGATGATTTCACCGCTATATTTAGATAGACGCGTTTTAAACGTAGAAACGTACCAATTCCATATCGACTTTTTAGTCGTTGGACTCAAGGCTTCTTTTGAGTTCTTTATTGGATCATCAATAATACCGAGATCAACTTTCTTACCTGTTAATGGGCCACCTACACCAGCACAAACATAACTGCCTTTGTGGTTAGCAATATCAAACTCGTCAGAATTACGTTTAACCGCAATGCCGTTTTCAGGCTTATTACCTAACCAGCTTTTAGGAAATAACGCACGATATTCATCGGACATCATAATTCGCTGAACATCGGTATTCATATCCCCAGCTAAATCTGAGGAGTACGATAGTGCACCAACGCGCATATTTGGGTATTTACCAAAGAAATAGGCCGGCAAATAGCGAGAAACAATATCAGACTTACCATGCTGAGGGGGCGCACTTAAAATTAACTTAGGGCGTTCGCCCTTCATCATATTTTCAATAAATATATCTAGCGCATTACATACCGTTTCTGAAAAGTGGCTTGTAATGTATTCAGGGTTTATATACTGAATAAATTCATGCAAACTACGCCTAGCTATCTCTCTCCTGACCTCTTCATCAAACAAGTCGAAATTGACATCCATAGAGATACCTAAAGTGACAAAAACAACCCTTCCATACCGTAATTGGTACGAAATGATTTTCATGTTTTTGATAACAATTGATTAACAATAAAAAAGAGATTAAACAGAAAGAAGATTGTTACTTTTAGCGGTTTAGGTTGTGTTTTTAGTTGAGTTCAAAAGTGAAGGGGCGCATTAGCACCATTATGTTAAATAACACCTTTTTTTAATAATATTGCCTTAGAAACGACTATTTAAATTACTTAAATAGTCGTATTAAATACATTTAATTTAAAAAATAATACTAGAGATCATTTGCATCTAAAGATGAAATTATGCTTTGAACATGATTCAAATCTTCCCCATATAAAACAACGATTCCTTTAATTTCATCGAGGTATAATGTATTTCCACTATTTGTCCAAATATGTACTTTAGGACGTCCACCTCTCGCTGGAGGACCAAATTTCTTTGCCATAGCATTAAGTACGCCTGTTTGGCTAAAACCCGTTATTTGAGATAATGACAATCGAACAACAGCTACTTTTTCATTCAATAATGTAACTGTACTTGATTTAACCTCTACCCCACCATAGCTCTTAATATCAAGATGACATACTCTTACATTTCCAAATATTTCACCCTTTAAACTATTACACGCAATGCTATCCCCAATACTTATATCTTTTATCTCTAATGGATGATCTGTATGGCTTGTTAACCCAGGTACAGTACAACCCGAAATTAATAAAGATAAAAATAAAACTTTAATTTTATTCATTATATACACCTAAAAAGAATTAATAATACAGGTATATGATAATTTATGACTTAACTCTCAATAGGTTGATGAAGTGACTTATATTGTGTATTTAGGTCGAATTGATATATTTATTCAGTCTTATGGATCTTTCTCAATTTAATAAGCTGTTCAAAACTCAAATGACTAAGGTCAATACCAGTTGATTGAATAGGCCCACCATCGGCACCGGTTAATTCCGTCTTGTTCTTAAGCATACCTAAATGCTGTGCAACCATCTTAAGCGCTTCATCTTGATTACGAGTAATAACCTCAACACCAAACTTCCCTTCTTTCACGCCAGCAAATACTCGACGAGCTGGCCCTGTTAAGTCACGCGTATCATGAAAGTACGCACGCCCAATACCAGCACCATTACAACGGGGGCAATCAGGATTTGGATCTAATGTTTCATCGTAACCGTAGCCACCCACATCTTGTGGATGAGGTTTATTGGCTGTAAGCGCTTTCTTAATAGCATCTTCAAACTCTATTGAATCACGCCACTGGTAATTGAAACCAAAGCCCCAGCAATGACGGCAACATAATCGACGGTATTCAGTCAGCTCGTTAACGTCTGCTGTTGCGATATCCCACCATATTTTTAATACGGCATCTTGGGTTATCTCTGTTCTACGTTCCCGTTCTGCTAATGCGTCAGTGATTGCTCGTGAAACCTTAGCATTTCTTAGCATGCGAGTAGCATTGACATAAGCTGTATTTCCCTCACCTTTATAACCTGCTCGCTTATATGCCCCCGTTCGATTTAAGTCGATAAGGTATTCACTAACAAATTTAACCTGTTGTTCAGTTAGCCCGTAATTGCGCAGACTAAAGGCGTTTTCATCATCGTGTGCATTACTTGATTCATTACTCTGCGCAGTGGGTATATCACTATTGCGCATTAGCTCTTTTGCGCATTCTTTTTTCTGCGCAGTGCGCAATTTCTTGTGCTCAGTTTTTTGCACATTCTGCGCACTGGATATTTTGATATATCGTCGGGCTGTTGCGTAGTTTAGTTCCTTTAGTTCGCACCACTCTTTAGGGGATATTCCTGTTATAGCATGTTCGGCGAGGAACTGTTGTTGTAGCATCCCCCAATCCGGTTTTGCCATTAAGACCATCTCCTTAACTAATAAAAAAACCTACTCAAAAAGCAGGTCTTCTATTATTTATGTTGATATATAAAGACTACCATATAATAATTTCTATATCATAGGTTTCAATTATTTAGATCATAGAACAGTTTAAATAATGCACTGTACTAATAGTATTTTTAATCAATCCTTCTATTTGTCTTTTCTTATTTAAAGAATTCTATTTTTTTCAATTGAATTATAGCGAGATTCTATTAAATCCATTTGAGCAAGAATATCATCAATACCAACTCTTTGTACTTTTCTCTGTTTACTACCAAAAAAACATGATAGCCCTCCACATATTGCAGTACATATGCAAACTGACCATGCAATAGTTTTAATACTAGCATCAGGATCAACTTTCAGAGTTAATGCTGTTATTAAAGCAGAACCTGAAATTCCCAAAAGAACTGAACCTATTGTGTGGTATAAATTAGCATCATCACGAACAGAATCCATTTTTAATTTTAAATAGTCCCAATCATCTTTAGGAATTGGATATGCCTGTTTTTTTTCTAATGAAGCTAGCTCATAATCCTGAGATATTTTAAAGTTCGAAGAGGAATTATCCATTAGTTATTATCTTCCATCTTTACTATCTGGAGGCATACAACCTGACACAATCGCATTAACAAGAACTATATGTCCGCAATTACTACATGTAACAGGTATTATAGGTATTATAGGTCCCCCGCCAATTATTATACCACCATCTTTTTGAAACTCCCTTAATTCAAAAACCTTGTCTGATACATTCCATGGACCTGACTTACATAAAGGGCAATATGTACCTTTCCATTTTTCAGTTAAGTGTTCTATTATTTTTTCTTCGTTTATATTAGACATGCGATATAGAGTCCTTGGTTAATATTTCATATTATTATATCATATATTTAAAATAATACATTATCTCCGCTCTTATGCTATATGAGCTGTTATGATATTTATTACAAATAGTTGTCAATTTCACCTTCCATCGTAAAAAAACACTGGCTAAACTGAAAGTTTAGTTATCATACTGTTCAGTTATTATATATTCCTGCAATCCCAAAATCATTTGCTCTGACTGTGCAATTCGCTCTCTGAGTAACCAATAATTTCTGATAGCGGTGTCAGTAGGTCGGGCGGTGGTTGCATCATCCAAGCTGGTGGTGGAAGTGGTGGAGATTTTTGGACACTCGGCTTTGATGAACACCCTGTCAGGATTACGCTCAGCACTAACGCGTAACCTATCAATTTCAGCTTTTGCATTTGTGAGTTCCGTCGTGTGTTTTGTATCAAGCTCGTTTAATTTGGTGATGCGGGCTTGGTATTTTTCGTTGATTTTAACTTGTTCTGATAACTGAATGATTAGTTCACTATTTGAGGCTTTCAGTTTATCTATCCTATTCCCTTGCCACGTCATACCGACGCTCATCATCAAAATAACGCCCACGGACACTATCGTTTCGCCTAGATTCATAACAACAACCATGCATCTTCAAATACTTTTGGGCTGTAAGGCTGATAACCCAGCTCAACACCAACAATCGCTGTGCCCAATGCAATCATAACTTCTTTTTTGTTGACTGATACACAATCTTCCGTACTTACATTCAATTCTTTAGCGACTCGATGAATGTATCCCTCAGTATTATTTTCTTTGGGCGGAGCATAGCGATTGATGATTTCACGGATAGAACATAACCCGTATTTCTTTTCGTAGGTTCGCATCAATACATAGATTGCTCGTATACCATATTCAGGTGATACGAATTGGCAAAAGTCTTTATCGGTTTGCTGTGCAGATAGTCCTTGCCATTTTGAACTGTGTCGAATATTACCAGGGTTGTTGTTTCTTTCCCCGCGTGCTGGTCTAGTCATCTTTAACTCCAAACTTAGCCTTTACTATTTTGACCGCACCCTCAAAAAGTGCGTATAGTTTCTTTGTCCCTAAGAATCCAATTACAACACCACAGAATTCCGCCAATAATGCCCACGAACTAGCATCACCACTACGTGATAGCCACCAATCAATAAACCGAATAGTTCCAACACTAAGCAAGCCACACATAACAGCCTCACCTAAAGAACGCTTCCACTGAGAACCAGCCTGTCTTTCTCTGATGTATGCAATTGTTGTAGCAATAGTAAATCCACCTAAGAGTGGGAGGATCGATTGTAACCAGCGTAAAATCTGCTCCCATTCGAATTTTTCTGGCATACATTTCATACCCACCTCCCCATAGGAGGAATTTAGTTAATAAGGGCCGACTCACAGCTCTTGTGTGAACGTGATAACGAAGGTAATTGTTCTGTGGTCGGCATATACGAAAAAAGACCGTCTAAGCGATCTTCAAAATGAGTTGTTCGGAATAACCGGATAATTGAACCTGTAAGAATTACTTACAAGTTAGCGCTTTTATTTCTTGTTTGGTTTGTTCAAATCGCTCTTTCTCAAGTTCAACCCCAAGAACTCGACGATTTAACTTTAATGCGGACTTTAGTGTTGCACCTGATCCCATAAAGAAATCAGCAACTAGATCACCTTCGCGACTGCTTGAACGAATAATGTGTTCCATCATTTCAGCTGGTTTTTCACAAGGGTGTTTACCTGCGTAATATTGCACAGGTGGATACGTCCATACATCGGTGTAAGAAACATCAACGGTGACAGAAAAAGGACGACGTAATAATTGATATTGTTCAGCAAGCTCCTGATACTTTCGACTAAGAGACGCTTGAACCTCTATCAAATCAGCATGATCACGATTTAAAGGATTACTACTAAACTTTTCACTTGCTACACGCTGAAACAGCTCCTGTAGTTTTTTGTAATCAGACTCACTAGGTAGTTGCCATTGACTGTAACTAAACCAGTGTGAAGCCATCTGCTTACCTGTTGCCTGTTTTATTTCTTTTGCTGTTATTCCTAACGATTCACGTGCAGATTTAAAATACTCAATCAAAGGTTTAAATACGTTTTCTTTAAGCGCTTTGCATTGCTGAAGATAGGTACTGCTTTTACCCTTGTATGGGCTTTGATAATGTTCAGCAAATAAAATTCTTTCAGTGCTTGGAAAGAAACTGCGTAAATCGGCTTTACATGCCCTGCGCCAAACCCCTGATGGTTTAGCCCATACAATATGACTTAGAATATTAAATCTTTCACGGACGAGTAATTCTGTATCTGACGCTAGTTTCGAACTGCAAAAGATATAAAGGCTACCGTTAGGCTTTAATACTCGCCAAAATTCCGCAAGCATTTCATCAAGCCAAGATAAATATGATGTTACGTTTTCCCATTGATTATCCCAATCACAAGACTTCACCTGAAAGTAAGGTGGGTCAGTTGCAATTAAGTCAATACAATTGTCGGGAAGTGTTTTTATATAGCTGAGTGAGTCATCATTGACTAAATTCACACTGTTTAAATTCACAGTATTTTTCATAGATCAGGAGAACCTTTTTTGATAAGCTCACCATGCTTTGTGCACATAAGCAGTGGGCTTTAGTTTGTCCGTGATCTACCGGAACGGGCAAATGACAGTGGGGATGTTAGTAGCATCCTCACTGTCGCCCATTTTCACAGTATTAGATATTTTGAAATGTATTTCCTTTGATGTTTTCTTTGATTAGTCCCGCCATCGCCAACTGCGTTAATATCAATTGACAACGTTCCTCAGTTAAATAGGTGCATTCTGCAACTTCATTTACCGTAACCTCTATCGTGTGCGGAACAACTTCAAAAACAAGTCTTGCCTCTTCTGTCATATCACTATGTTTTAACATGATATTTTAATACCTTTGGTCAGTTATTGGTCGTGAACACACATGTAACTCTGAACAAAGGAAACAGCAACTCTTATCTGTTTTAGACACAAAAAAACCCAGCGCTTAGGCTGGGTTAGTTGGTCACTGTATAAAAACGGCAACTTATACTTAAATAGTGGATCATTGGCTCAAAGAAGTCAACACGTTCTTGCTATTATTTTTACTTTTCCACTCTTTTTCACGTTTTTTAAATGCATCTTTTAAATGTGGGTAAATTAAATATTCGGCTGAACTAATGATGTCCTCAATTTCTCTTCTGCATGTAGACATAGAGGGTTTTCTATATTCTACCGTTCTATTGCGCCTAATCATTTGTCGCGGTTTTGCTATATTGTGGTAATAACGAGCAATAGCGCGATCTGAACTACCAAAGGCATAACGCAGTAATAAGAGTGTAAACGCTATTCTGTCTATGTGATAAATTTTATCGACCACTTTAGCGATCAACATACCATCGTCGTCATTACACATTTCTCGCTCGGGATAATCGCGCCTTTCTACTGTCGCCATAAATTCAGCGATAATACTGCTTTGCCTTTTTTCTATCCTCCCTGAATATACCCATGCTCCAAATTTTGATAACCAAGGCTGGATCCATGCAACCTGATCATCATCAAGCCTTAACCCATCAGATATACTCTTTATACTCGACATGCTCGTAACTCCATTACTTCTTGCTTAGTCTGTTCTAATAACTCAATCTCGGTACCATGAATTTCTTGCCACGATTTAGGCGAAGCGTGAAAGCCGGTTTCGTAACACGCTCTATGATGTAGAGGACACAGTGGTAAAACATCCGTATGACTAGCCCGTTGTGCTATTCCCTGCCCCGTTCTAACATGATGGATTTCCGCTAAACTGGCTCCAAACCCCATATTGCGACAACAAATACAACCCAGTTCCGCTACATCTGATAGCCACTTTTTTTCTTCTTTGGTCTTTGATTTGATCATTGGTCTTGCCTCTACGTGAAACTTAATAATTGAGATACTGCATTTTCTACAGCTTTTTGAGTGGGGAATTGCTTACGCAGGATAAAATTCCAAAGCATATCGAGTGTGGCTTTGTAGAGTTCGCTAAATGCTAAGTCGTCCATATTTGCAAAACTGATTGATTTAGCGACACGACGTAAACTACCGTCAGGCATTTCAAACGTATCGTAATAACCAGCTTGCTCTACGACCCAATAACGAAAAGCATCAAATGACTTTGTTGCTGAGATATTTTGTGCACGATTTTGTGCGACTTCTTCTAGATAGATATCGGATGCAGATAATAGAGCGTCAGCATTATCCGTGTAATATGAAAGGAATGTGATGTAGCCACGCACAAGCTCTTTTTCTTCTGGTGAAATGGTACCGCCAACTGGCTCCCAATATTCATAGCCTAAGTTGAGTAATGCGAAGTATTTACGATGGAATCGAGGGTTACGAGCTTTCTTAAAATTAGCTGAAAGCACATCACCACATTTGATTTTTGAATGCAGAAAATCTCTCGTAACGGGGTTAGCCGGTACAAGAGTATCGTTAGACATTTTGATAAAGCTATGCTGTGCCATACTTGACTCTCAGTTGACACAGCAAGTGTTTAGGATTGGGTGTTCAGACCAATGGGATTATTTTATCAGAAAAATTTCCTTTCGTAAAAGTGATCAATGTCTAATACATTAAATAAATACTTTTATAATTGAATCTATATATGTCATTATAATTAATAAAATAGAAATTTATATTTTATTTTACTAGATAATAGCTTGTAAAAAATTTTTGACTTTCCATCTAAACAAGATATTACTTTTAATTATATCAAGTAATTTACCGTAATTATAAATTAGTAATTGAAGCATGTAGGTTAAATTACGTATCAGAATTTAAATCCATTCTAGATATAAGGTCAACTCCAAATCATATTTGAGATTAGAAGGTAAACTAATGAGCAGTATAAGAATACAAATTAATCAACTAAGAGGCATTGATTCTTTTGACTTTGAATTTCCTATAAATAATGGAATTAACTTAATCTGTGGAGCTAATGGAGTTGGAAAAAGTACTTTAATGGCTGTATTTGCAAAAGTTGTGTACGCAGATGCTTTGAATAAATATTTCAAAAATGATGAAGTCTATATTAATACAAAAATTATTTACCAATATGGAGATATCATTAGCTCATGGGCGAAAAACTCACAAAAATCCTGGTCAGAGATAAATTCATCAAAGAAACGAGTTTATATTGATGGATTTTTCGAAGGTAGCTTTATTTATGGTAATAGATTTAGTGATGCACACAAATCAAAAATAAATAAGATTCTTCATATAAAAGATAAGGATTTCATTGAAGCAGATGATTTTGTTGTAAAAAACTTAGGATTGATACTCAAGGATGATGAAAAATACTATAATGGATTAAAAAGAACAAAAGATGATTTTAACCTCAATGCATTAAATCTATCTAGACATTGTTATACATGGTTTAGTCCATCAGGACGAGTTAATCAGTTTAAAATGAGTTCTGGTGAATATCTTATTCTTACACTACTAGATTATCTAAAGGAACGTCTAGACTATTTAAAGTCAAAATATGAGAGAATGACAAATAAACAAAAAGATAAGCCTATTACTTTAATTATTTTAGATGAAGCAGATATGGCATTACATCCATCTTCTCAAGAAAGACTAATAACTTTCTTATATGAGGTTTGTAGTACTTATGCTGATATTACAGATGTTTGCGTTTATATAGCTACGCATAGTACATCAATTATTATGAAAGAAAAAAAAGGTAATATATATCTCCTTGATAATAACAATGGAAAACTATCAGTTATCAATGATTGTTACCCAGCTTATGCAATGAGAGATGTATCCGATGGTATATATTTCGATAAGTTAATTCTTGTGGAAGATCGTTTAGCTAAATCTTATGTTGACCACTTTATTAGAAGTAAGCTATCAAAAAATAACGTTCTATATCAAGTATTATATATTGGTGGTTATAGAGAGGTTATTAATTTTCACATGCAAGCTAAGCGATTGAGAATAGGTGGCGCTAGAGAAATAATAAACATACTCGATGGTGACATCCGTAAAGATGCTTTAGCCTATATTAAGAATAATGGGTTAAACTTAAAATGTAACTTTTTACCAATAAAAAGTGTTGAAAAATATATATATAACGAAGTATATGAAAAAAAAGATAGAGATTTAACTCGAGAAATAGAAAATTCATTTTTTAGAATAAAGGGTCTCAGACAAATTATTGCTGATTATAAGAAATCTTTACAAGAGAAATCAGATGAAAAAGAACTAAAAAAAGGTAAAATATTTTGGAATTTTCTTATAAAAGAAGTTATAGCTCAAGGCGAACAAGAGCAAATTTTCGTCGATTTTATTTGTAATCTGGTTATTGCTCGTATTGGCTTCAATCAGATGGAAAAAGACCTTATTAAATACATCGATTCATAACTAAACCTATTCTCAATGGAATAGAAAGGCTTTGTAGCTTTATATAAACATAAGCAAATAAATACAAAGCCTCTTTAAATAACTATTTTATTGCATCGTAATAATTTAAGTAACTAAAATGCTTTTTCTGCGTAACGACGGCGTTTATCGCTTTGCTGTGATTGTTGTTGCATTTTGGACACTTCTGACGCTGTAATTTGGTCGGTAGGCAGATAGTGGCCATTCTTAAACTCTTGATAGACGGTACCGGTTTCTCCATGCCTAAATTTATCAATAATGATCTCGGCATAATTTTTCGCGGGGCTATTTGGGTTATATACGGCCTCCCTATATGTAAATAAAATTAAGTCAGCATCTTGCTCCAAGCTACCAGAGTCGCGTAAATCAGCAGAAACAGGACGGCGTTGATTAATAGGTCTTTTATCAACATCACGAGATAGCTGGCTTAACGCAATAGTTGGCGTGTGTAATCGCTTTGCCAACCCTTTTAAAGATGCAGAGATTTTTGCAATTGCTAAATCATTACGTTCCGCTTTAGGTTTTTTAATTAATCCTAAATAATCAACAAAAATTCCTTTCAAATTTGGATATTTACGTTTGTGGTTTTCACTGATTGCACATATTTGTTCAATAGTTAGATTACTCGCATCGATGATATGAATATCTCTATCCATTAAATGGCCTAGTGCTGAACTTAAACGCCCCCATCCTTCATCATCCAATCGCCCACTATGTCTCAATGTTGATATTGGCAATTGTGCAGAACCGGCAACTAAACGCTCAGTGATTTGCTGATTAGACATTTCCATCGAGAAGAACAATGCACCGCCTCCATCTCTGGTCATACCTTCAGTCATCGTTAGTGCAAGCTCTGTTTTTCCCATTCCCGGACGACCACCAATAAAAACTAAGTCTGTTGGGTTAAAGCCTCCTATTTTGTCATCTAAAGCTTCAATACCACTTTTAATCATCCCAACAGCATCTTCCCCTTTGTTTCTGCGTTCTAAAACATCTACATAGCCTTCAAGTAGTGTATTTAAATGCACAGGAAGTAGGTTCTGACTACCAATTGTCAGCTGGCAAATTTGTGTTGCAAATTGATGAATAAATTCTTCAGCTTGTTCATGATTATTTGCTGTAGTAATGTCATTTTGATACTTGGCGATTAATTGAATTACTTCTCTAACGCGATAATAACTATAAACTTTTGAAGCATAACCTTTTAAATTCGCTGTCCAAATAGGTGTTTTAGATAACTCAAGTAAATTTGCTAAATCACCCTTTTCACCTAGAGCGTCAGCAATAAAAAATGGATCTATTAGAGAGCTTGCTAGTGCTTGTTTTTTAATTTCTTTGTAGACATTACGGAAATATCCAGAGCTAAACGCCTCTTCAGGTAATGTAGCTAATACCTCATACGCATCTTGACTAGCACCACCAGCTAACAAACCACTAATCACCGCATATTCTAGTTCTCTCTCATGCATGATGATTGCCTCTGCGATATGTTGGCCAGTTAAACGTTAATACCGTTCCACCCTGTAATAATCTGTCCACGGCTCGTTCACCAAGCATTTCTTGTAGATCAACAACGGGCAAGTTGCTTATCAAAATTGTAGGTAGCAAATCTTCGTAGCGATCATTAATCACTTCAAACAAGATATTACGTTCAGAATCAGTGCCATACTGAACACCAATTTCATCAATAATTAACAAATCAGGTATGCAATATTTTTCAAGTACATCAAGTTCACTGAATTCTGAATTTCCAGCCCATGTTCTTCGAAAAGCGCGAATGATACGTGAGGCTGTGGTAATAAATACCGTTTCTTGCGATTCTCCGGCAATCTGACGGGCGATTGATACTGCAAGGTGTGTTTTACCAGTTCCGGGTGTTCCACACAGTACAAGCCCCTCTCCCGCGTTTTTTCGGTCACCCCAAGTTTCAACGTACTGCTGACAAATTTTTAAATTATGTTTTGCTGTTAGCGTTGAGGCGACAAATGATTCAAATGTCGCATTAGCAAAGCGAGGTGGAATATTCACCGCAGTTAGTAAATTTTGTTCAGACATTTCCACCTCCCACAAACCAATGCGGATCTTGAGACTGGTAATCTTTTTCGCTAAACCCAGTGTGAGAATTTACTTTTTGAGTTTGTACTACTGGTCTTTCAGGAAATAGCCCCTGCCAACCGTTGGCAATTGAATTACAAATCACAGCATTAGCATCGGTACAAAGCGATAATTTTTTTGCTTGTTGCTTGCACATGGTTTCTGTCAGCGGTTTTTTAATTTCTTTCCTGAAGTTAATCCAATCCTGCCAAACCTCATCACTCACATTTGACGGTTTAGCCAATTTCGGATCGAATTTATTTTTCGATTTTTTCCCCTCGAGTAATTCTTGTGGATCATGTTTTGAATTTACTTGTGGATCATGTTTTGAATTTACTTGTGGATCGCCTCCAGATTCTGGAGGGTGAAAACCACCTTGAACGCCAGATTCTGGAGGGTCAAAACGTACATTTTTACTGTTTTCTGTACGGTCAGAATCTGAACGGTCAGAATCTGGACGGTGAAAATTTGATAGTTTTTCACGTTGTTTTCTTAATTTGGCGTTCTCTTCTAATGCGATTTTTTCCAATTTATCGACATTTAAAAAATATAAATTTGAAGCATTACGATTGCCATTTCTACGTTGCTTTTTAACTAACCAACCATCACGCTCAAGTTCATTACATGCATTGCGAATTGTGCTAATTCCCGCACCAATTTGACGACTGATGGTTTCAACACTGGGATAAGCAACCCCTTCATCGCTCGAATAATCGGCTAGGCGTACCATGATCATTAATTTGGTACCCTTTACACCTGAAACAGCACATGCATCCCATACATATCCAGTTAATTTATTACTCACATTACACCCCCAGTGATTTAGCTATGGAGCGACATGCACTTTGATACTGCGCAGGCGTTAAATTCTTTGATAGTAATTTTTGTTTTTGCTTTTCATACTGTTCCCAAACTAACAGCGCAATAACACGTCTACCCTCAAAAATATCCCTAATTTCTGAAATATGAACAGGCTTATCATTCAGCATAAACCCATTGCGGTATGTGATTTTTTCAGTTGATCTAATCATTGGTCTTGCCTCTTGAATTAATGCACGCTGGTCGGGCGTGATATCTCATTTAGTGCACGTACTACATTGTTTATTTGGTGTGACATGTCACGACCCTCTAATAAGATTTCAGTCATAGCATCAGCAAAACGCTGAATGGCCACTGTTGCTAAATAATTTTTGGTGTCTCCACGAACTCTAGCCAGTCTCGACGCCGGTAGTGCCATTTCAATCGCAGGCATTAACTCAGCTATTTTTCTTTGAGATGCACGAGAATCACCACGTAACCAACGAAAAATTTGTTGCCGGTTGTTGTTGATTGCTTTCCAATCAGCCCTGCCAGTTTGATCCTCAATTACATGCAATCGACCATTTTCTTGATTAATCACTAATCGTAAGTAAGCTCGACTAATCTCAATAGCGACATGCTCTTGTCCTTGTTCTACTGCCCAGTCCTCAATTTCAGCTCTGATAATATTGATATCAAAATTCATTTTTGCGTCTCCTGTCGCTAAAAAATTGATTATGCATAATCAGTTTTTTAATTTGATACCTGTAATACTGATGATGATTTAGGGAGCCCATCAAACTGATTAGGATAAATTTCTGGCGCAATCTCATGGGGTGTCACTTGCCAATTTAAGCATTCACACAGACTTAAAACCTTAGGAGCAGGAACGCCATTTTTGAACCATAAATGCACTGTTTGAGGCTTCGTATTTAATCGTCGAGCAATCTCTGATTGGCTCGCTAAATTAATAATTTTGTTTTTTATACAAGGTGTCATTGTTTTCTCCTTTTTGAATTACAAGTTAATCTTACAATCAAACATGCAACAACATCAAGTTTTTCTTGAAGTGATCCCTACAAGGAAAGCTTGTAATATAATTTTATGAAAAAGAATCCGAATGAAGTATCAGCTACACGTATTAGCCAAATACTAACCGAGCGAAACTGGTCTCAATCAGAATTAGCTCGTAGGCTCGGTGTTAGCCCTCAATCAGTGCAATTTTGGGTGAGCGGTAAAACAGCACCTAGAGGTAATAATTTAACAGCATTGTCTAGTATTTCAGGATATCCAGAACATTGGTTTTTTATGAGTGATGTTTCAACTGAAGTAATGAATAAGCCAATTATCCGTAAGAGTGATTCTTATCTTGTTGAACTACTTGATATAGAAGCAAGCGCAGGCCCTGGCATTATTAATAAAAGTGAATTTATTGAAACAATTAGAGCTATTGAATATACATCTGATGAAGCACTCCGTTTATTTGGCAACAGACCTAGCGCTAATATAAAAATGATCACTGTGGTTGGTGATAGTATGCAAAATACTATTGAACCAGGAGACCAAGTTTTCATAGATGTTCACATAGATTATTTTGATGGTGATGGCATTTACGTTTTCATTTTTGGTCAAACATTGCACATTAAAAGACTTCAAATGATAAAGAATAAATTAACCGTTATCTCTGATAATCCCAATTACCGAGATTGGGATATTGGTAAAGAAGATGAAGACCAATTCTTCATTTTTGGTAAAGTCCTCCTCAGTCAATCTAGAACATACAAGCGTTACGCTTAAAATCCTTTCATAAAATTCAAATTAAATTACAGGAGCTTAATAGCTCTTGTAATTTTTCACACGCATAGTTACAAGAATTATTTGTAAATTAGACTTGCAATAATCAATTTTAACTTGTAGATTTACTAACAACAAAAACAACACAGCAAGTGTTTAGGTAAGTGTTCAGATCTTCTTATTCAGCACTAGGGAATATTTCAGACCAAAGCTACAAAGATATGACCATGACGGCTCGGAAAGACGAGCAATAAGTTACAGACGTAAAAAAACCCACCGAAGTGGGTTCCTTTACCCCGAATTGCCGACCAAAGCTATCGGGAGTTCTACTAGCGCGACCAAACGCTAGAAGAGGCAAGACCAATGATAAATCACTGATCATCATTATTTTAAAGGAGTTGCTATGAAAGCACAACCTGAAAGCCTAACAGTCACACTCTATATTCATGCTCAAAAACAGTTCGATGGTTCTTATCAATATAACGCCTACGCATTTAAAGCAGATCCTAATGATGGACTAGGTTTCGTTATTGCAGAACACACTGTTGATGTTCCTTTTAAAGAGCCAACTCAAACTGATCTCGTTCACGCTGAAATTGATTTTCTACGCAATGAGCAAGATAAAATTCTTGCTGATGCCCAAATGAAATCAAGCTTGTTAGAAGATCAAATCCAAATGCTTCTCTGCTTGGAAGGCGAACCCATTTCGAAAACTGACGAAGAAATCCCTTATTAAGAGGCAAGACCAATGAAAACTTTTATCTGTGTATTTGAGCCTACGACCGAGGCTCGTACAAACAATGGTGCTGTACCATTAGCAATAGCGTTAAACACCGCTAATGCAAAACTGGCAACAGCGACTGCAGTAGTAAAATTGTCTGAAACATATCCAGAAGCTATGGATAACTTTAATACTGATGAGCCATTAATTAGCGAACATATTGACGGTTCTGTATGCCCTACTTTAGATGCTTTCGATGAAAAATTTGCTGTTGAAAATGAGTATGATGGTACTCAATGGAAACCTATCGAATATAGAGAGTTTAAAAAGCTAGCCACAAAACCTCGTATCGCCAGCCTGCTGTTATTTGGAAAGACTCAAATAACAAACAAAGAGTTCTCTTTTACATTGAAATATCTTTCTGGCACAGAAGATCCCAAAATTCGTAATATCGCCACAGGCCTTGCTGAAATAACAAAGTTATCTTTGATGGATGCTGAACAAACGATGGAAATAGCACAGGCTATCTATGAGTTTGCTAATGAAGATGTCACTGTTGAAGAAGCTAAATCACTAGGTGAAAGCTGGCTGACAGAAGAACCAGAGCAACAACAAGAAGAGATATCTTCTATCAAGCGTAACTATTCAACCATAGATACTGAAATCGCCTTAGCACTGTTAGATGATTTTGATCCTAATAATGTTCTTCCCTCTCAAGTAAAGAAGGCCAAAGAACTGATAGATGACGACGACAAAGCATGGAAACGCTGGTCAATGGATTTACGCACAACAGCTGGCATCTTAGATATACCTCGTGAAAAGATTTTTTCATTAATAGCTGAAAGCAAAAAACAGCCTGAGTTATTAGATAACCCTAATGCACGGAAAGAACTTATTGATCTGCATTTGGGCATTAGCAAATCTAACGACACTAAAAAAGAAAAAATTACTACTAAATTAAGTCAAACAGATAATGCCTCTTTAGTATCCAAAGAAAATACAGTTGAGAAAGAAACTAAGCCTAAACGTTCGCGTAAAAAGCAAGAAGTAGCGCCTAAGGCAGAAACATCTCAATTGATTGAGCAAACTGTAGAACTTAAAGAGCCAGAAACATCATCAGTACAACAAGATAATTTTGAGCAACGGGCTAGTGTGCTTGAGGAAGTTCTTAACGCTGGTGATCCCAACAATCTACATATCTGGAAACGTGTGCAACGTACAGACCCGCGTTTTACTAAACCGCTAGAAGGTGTTGGGTTTGCAGGAACTAGCATAAACAGCAATTACATGATTATGCGCGCTACTGAAATATTCGGTCCTATCGGTGAAGGATGGAGCTACGAAGTTATTGAAGAAAAGCTTGTACCAGGAAACCCAATAACTGAGCGAGTATTTGACGAAAACAACAAACAAATTGGCGTTCGCTTTCTACGCGATGGGGATGGTTCTCTAAAGTATGAAGAAAATCACTCTATCAAAATTAAATTCTGGTACATAACTGAAAAAGGTAAAAAAGCTGAATTTGAAAGCTATGGATCGACCCCTTACAGATATATGACAAATAAGGGAATGAAATCAGATCCTGAAGCTATTAAAAAGTCACTAACTGATGCAATCAAAAAAGCCCTATCAATGCTTGGCTTTAGCTCTGATGTCTTTATGGGTATGCATGATAACCCTGAATACTTAGCGAGTAATAAACTTGAGTTTGAAATCAAAAATGCCAGTGAAAAAGCGGAAGATATCACACGTATTCGCAAAGAATTAGACGAGAAATTTACTAAACATACAGAAGTGATGCGTAGTGCTGTTACAGCAAATGAATTACGAGGCATTGCATCGACATTAACGCGCGAAATTTCTGCACATATTAAATCAGCCAAAGAACGTCGTGACGAAGATTACGAGAAGTATTTGTCCGGCCGTTTACGTCGATTAAACCAAATCGAAAAAGAGTGTTTAGACAAACTGAAACAGAAAGAAGAGGCAATCTAATGACCAAAACTACTGCTATCGCACTGGCGACCAATTATGAAAAATTACAGCAACTCGTTGAAACAGATGAATTCTCTCCTGAAGATATCGCAGATACATTGGAAGGTATCGAGGGCGAGCTAGGTGATAAATTGGATGCAATTATGCATCACGTTCGCAATATCGAAGGTCAAGCTAAAACACTAGATGAGGAATCTAAACGTTTATCTGATCGTAAAAAATCATTCGAAAACCAAGCTAAAAACCTAAAGAAATATGCTCTCAACTGCTTATTAACTTCAGGATTAGATAAATTAAAAACAACAAAAAATACATTCACTGCTAGAGCTGGTGTTGTTCGAGTCATTATCGACAATGAGGCTTTGTTGCCAGATGAGTTAGTTGATATTCAAACCATCACCGCGCCCGATAAAAAAGGCATCAAAGAGGCGCTTGAAAATGGCATTGAAATTCCCGGAGCACATCTTGAAGTTGGTGAACGTTCATTGATGGTTCGTTAATTCATAATAGCGCCCTTTATTGGGCGCATTATCAGGAGATAAACGTTATGGCCATGAAGTTAGAAGTTGTCATCACTCATGATAAAACGACAAATAAATGCAGTATCGAATGGTCTACGGCATCAACAGAAAATGTCACAGAGCAAGAACAGCAAGCACTTTCATCGATGCAAAAAGCGTTATTGCTACAACTGGGGCACCCTATAAATACAGCTATTATTCATTAAGTGACATGTCACGAAGAGGCAAGACCAATGCTTAGACACTCTCAACAAAAAGACCAAGCCGTAAAGATCACATTACCTGATGGTACACATGGCTTTGTTTCAACAGATAGACGTTGCCATGTTTCATACGATTTTCCAGCGCACGTCAAAATTGAACTTCAGCCTACTCCCGCTGAGCAACAAAGGAGTGAACAATAATGTTTGGTTTATTCCTTTTGATATGTAGCTCAGTGAATTGTCAGTTCGAACCCTATGGCTACATTTACCCTGATGAAAAAAATTGTTTAATTGATAAAGAGGTACTCGCAACCAAAGGAAAAATTGCAGAGTGCTATCCAGTTGAAGGAATTATTCGCGTAAAAAATTGATTAAGCATAATCAGTTTTTACTTTTCGTTGTTATTAGCATGGTGGTTTATTCAAGACCGATGGATGACCACCATGAAATTATTAACACCTTGGAAACCAGGGAACCAATTATTAACAAGTTTTGATATTAAATTAGGTCGGTTAGCGTTCAGTGTAAGAAATAGACCATGCACTGACGCTGAAATCAAACACTCCTGTGATACAGCAGACCGACTTATTTTATTAATGATGAGGCAAGACCAAAATGAGCGGAAAACTGATGAAAGCTAGTGCGTGGGCTAAACGAGAATTTGAAATAGGTTCAATTCCAGATAATAGAACCATAAAAAAATGGGTAGAAACTGGCTTATTAAAAGGCAAAATCGTTGATTGTTCTGTTTGGGTACATTCATCAGAACGTTGGGGTATCGAGTCCGTTATTTCTTCATGTGTCGATGAGTTAATAAGGGCTTCGTGATATGGCCAGTAGACCAAGAAGAAAGGAATTTAGGCATTTGCCTGACTTCCTATATTACGATTCATCTAAAAAACAATATCGTTTAACGCTAACTAACGGTATTCGCAAATGTATTGGTGCAGATAAAGCAAAAGCTATCGCAATAGCCAGAGAATACAACAATATTATGCGACCAGAAAAATGTGTTTCTGTTAACTCATTAATTATTGACTCGGGAGGGCAATATGGTGAAGCCCTTCCCTTCTCTGAGCATTTAGATAAATTGTTTTCTCGGATCATCAATGATGAACAACCATCTAAAAGCACGTTGAATGACTGGACTAACGACCTAGAAAGAGTGAAATCCTTTTTTAAGGATATTCCATCAAATGAAATATCTTTGGAACACGTTAATGGATTTATTAATGAATACCATGCTGAAGCTTCTGCCAATGTACAAAATCGAAAAGTAGGTTTTTTAAAGAAGATTTTCAGTTATGCGATAGATGAATCTCTTATGTTCGATAATCCAGCAGAACGTAAGAAAATGAAAAGAGTCGATGGTAAAAAACGTAGAAGATTATCTTATGATGACTTTCTTAAAATTCAAGCATCTGCAGAGCCTTGGTTAAGAACAGCAATGGATCTCGCATTACAGACAACACAAGCAAGGCTTGAAGTATCACGCATAAAATACAATATCAAAGCCCCTAAAGAAGGAATATGCGGGTGTGTTTGGTATGAAGAGCCTAAAAATGGAATATATGGAATGATTTATATCCATAGGCAGAAAGTACAATACAAAGAAGCTTCTCACGTTGCTATTCCCATAGGAAAGGCATTAAAAGAAATCATCGATAATAGCCGTGACAATGTAGCAAGCCCTTATATTGTGCATAGACTACCTACTCGTATCCCAAATAAAGTGAGTAAAGAGGTTAATCATCCAACACAAGTCGCACCTGATTACCTTAGCCGTGCATTTTCAGCGTTACGTGATCAAGTGGGCGTTGCCAGTCATTTACCTTTAGATGAAAGGCCAACCTTTCATGAGATAAGAGCATTGGCGGCCTTTATGTTTAAACAACGTGGTTTTGATCCACAAGCTCGAATGGCTCACAGTGATGCAGAGTCAACGAAGATTTATACAGAAAACCATGTACAATGGGTTGAAGTGCCACATTGTGAAATTAGTTGATAATATGAATAATAAATCAAAAGAAATTACTTTATACGCTTATGTTGATGAATTTTTAGAGGTTAGTTACCAAGATTATCTCCCCCATGAAGAAAGCCTTAGACTTACAACAATTACAGAAGATAATTATTTAAATAATAACTTTAATAAAGCAGATGGTTGTAACACTCAAAATATAGATATAAATATTAATGATAACAATAGAAAAATAATATATTCTTCAATTATCAATCATTATAATAAATTTAAGTTTAGTCTTATTAAAAAACTAATTTCAATACTTGAAAAAATAGAACCGGAATATAAATTTAATATAAATGAATTAGAAGATGAATTTCCAGAACATATTAGAAGTGCAGGTATGTCTTTTTTTATTAATTATATTTCAGGAAGAAAAAAAAATGGATATTTAAAATCAGACTTAATATCAGCAGAAAAACAAAAAAATTACATTTGGATGAAAATAACAGCTAATTTAGATAAAAATGGAGATTCATACTTCTATGAAACATTTAATTCTGATGACAAAGAAATAAAAAATATAACAGTAAAGGATATAGAATTTATTCTTGGTAAAGAACTAAAGAGAAGTAAAAATATTTCCACACAAGAAGAGGATGAATTAAAAAATCTCATAGGAAATGAAGATGTGAATTTTTATTCATTCCATGTAGGACAAGGAATGTGTTCACTTCTAACTAGTGGTAATAAAGGAATACTTTTTGATATGGGGGCAGGTAAACCCATACTTAGAAAGAACTACACTACATTAATTACGAATGAGCTTGTCAATGAATTATTGACTAAATTAAATTCTGTATATATTTTTTTATCACATTTAGATTCTGACCATTGGAGGTTAATGGAGTGGGAAATATCTTTAGGTAAAAATAGAGGTTTTCAAGGAAAAATAAAAAATATATTCATACCTCACATGCAAAAAAACTTATCTTTTAAAAATAAAGAAATAATAAAAAAAGTCATAGAAATAGATAAGGATATTTTCATAAAAAATAACTTAATTGAAATGAATATATATAGAAGTAATCCAAATAAAGTTGAAAAAAACAATGATTGCATTATCGTTAAAATTAATTTTAATAATAATATGATTTTAATCCCTGGTGATTATGTCTATAAAGGAATGCATAAAGATAATAATGATAATATAAAATCTATCCCTAATGAAAAATTTAATATCATCATTGTTCCTCATCATGGAGATAAAGCTAGCTCAGAAAGAATACCACCCACTTTGAATGATAATTCAAAAGCATATTTTTCTGCAGGAACTCATTTAGGATATAATCATCCGAGAAAAGAATCTATACAAGGTCACGAGGGAAAAGGATTTAAAGTAATACATGAGAAGCAATGCTCCGTTATTAAAGTAGCAGTAAGAACTAAATGATGTGGTAAAACGTCCTTTAACTCATTGATTCTTATAATGCATATTTTGTATATCTAGCACTGTATGTAATTACATGCAAATGCATTATTTATATTTATAATCAAAGTGTTAGATAACTTACAACCGGTTTCATGGGGTGTCGGGGGTCGTAGGTTCAAATCCTATCATGCCGACCAACAATATTTAAGAAAACCAACCACTTACGGTTGGTTTTTTTATGTCTGAAATTTGCTTGGTGTAAAACTCTGGTAAAACCCCCATCAGATTTACCCTAGTTAAAGCTCAATTCTCGCCCTGTTTCTATGCTATAATTCACCTCAAATTCATTAACAGAGCTTATCAAATGAAAGTAACTCAACATAAAAAGAGATAATGAAATTATTTAAATTTGATAATCTTGAATGGGTAACAGATGAAATTGATTAAAATAGAAATAATAAAAATTATTGAAAACAAGAATTATTACTATTAAAGTGGTAGTTTATGTGGTTAGTAATGATTACTCATTAAGGTCTAGATATGACTCAAAAATACTATATTAACAATATGTTTTGGGGCTATTTTATGATGTTGGTGATGAATTATCTTAATTATAACGATCACACTATTGAAAGCGTTTTAATGCTAACTTTAAGTATACCTAGTGCTATTCTTTTTCCTTTCTCCAAAATTCTTATCGAAAAATTCGCATTAAAATATACAACCCAAAAATTCTGGAATACTGGATTATTTATAAATACTCCTGCTAAGCATGGTGGAATAGCTCTATACCACTTATTTTGTTTTATATTTTCAATTCCACTTAGCATAATATATCTAGCTTTACACTTTATAAAAAATAGGATAACAAATTAAAACCAATTATCCTATTGCTCTACATATTAAATACCAATTGCACTACTGACCTTTTCAACCAAATAGCCATCAATCAAAGTGCCAGCCGCTGCTATGCTATAAATTTATTTAAATTATTAGCTAAGCTTATAAAACAAACAAAGAAAATACTATCAATAGAAACATGACTGCTGTAGAAGCCAAATAAGAAAAAGAGTCTTTCCCATATTGTGGTGGATAGTACATAATTAATTTGTTTTCAAACACTACACCCCCTTATAATTTCTCTATTTTAATGAGATGGAATTCCTTATGAGCGTACCACAAACAAAAGTTGAATTACTCTTAGCTATTGATAAAAATTTCAATAAATTAATTAGTTATCTTAATGTGATACCGGCAGAAATCACCTCAGAATATTCAATGGATGGGCACGCCAAAGGAACAGAGATGAGTGTTCGTGATCTTGTTTCATATTTACTCGGATGGAATTCTCTTGTTGTAAAATGGATCACATCTGATGCTAAAGGTCTACCTGTCGATTTTCCAGACACGGGTTATAAGTGGAACCAACTTGGTCTTCTTGCTCAAAAATTTTACTCAGATTACAGTGAATTAAATTATGACTCGTTAGTAGCTGAACTTCAGACTACAAAAAATGAAATTGTGAAGCTTATTAATGAGAGAACTGATGATATTTTATATGGCAAACCATGGTACACAAAATGGACGATGGGTAGGATGATATCATTTAACACATCTTCACCGTATGCTAACGCTAATGGGAGATTAAGGAAGTGGGCAAAAAATAATAATATCAATTTAAAATAA